ATATTGCCAACGGTCGGACGAACCGAAGCAGGAGGAACGACATACCCTTCTGGGCGTGCCGCCGCAAATTCTTTTTCTGCAACCGTTTGGCGTGGGGTAGCAACGCGCCCGTATGGCAACGCGCCACCAGCAATTCCTGCTGCCATCGCAAGAGGCGCAGGCGCTCCCATCTCTGTTGCAGTCTGGGCGGTTGCCGCGCCAGTACCTGCACCAAGAACTTGACCGCTAGGGTTTTGCGCCATTAAGGACGCAATACGCTGCCCTTGAGTTGCCCCGCGACGATTAGCAATATTGGTTGCAATGGTTTGCGCGGTTCGCGGAATGCCTGACGCGCCTGTCATTGCGCGGGTTGCCTCGTATCCAACCCGTTCAGCAGCCGTTTGCGGTTCCGGTAAACCAATAGCCGTCAATCCACGCTCTACTGCTTGGCGACCTTTGCCGCCCATCAGCAAAGCATCTGCAAGTTCTGACAATCCGTAAGCCGTTACCCCTGCGGCTGCACCGGGAATTGCACCAACTCCGGCAAAAGGCGCACCCACGGCAGCACCAGTACCAGCAGCGGCGGCATACGGAGCAATAGCGCGACCAACAAGGCCAAGTCCGCGCATGATGCCGGATTCTTCGGGTTGCGTTACAGGCGGCGCAACAGGCGCTTGGGGTGGCGCAACCTCTACCGGCACCCACTTGCCGTCGCGCCGGATAAGTTGTTCTCCGGTTCTCTTATGCCGACCAATGGTGCCTTCTTTGATTTCAGCCATTATTGCACCTCAACATCTTCGTCAGCAATTCTACGCGGACGATAATTAGGGTTGGTAATGACAGAACCAACATCTAATTTGCGATTTTCAGCAATTGTGGCGTATTCGTTAGCGTATTGACGAATTTTTGAGTCAGCAGCCCGCTCATACAATTTAGCAAGGTCTGCAATTTGATTAATTGCACTAACATCAAGAGGCTTGCCTTTAGCAATCCTATCAATAAAGTTTCGAGCGCGAGCCTCAAGACCTTGCGCTTTGATTACGCGGTCAAACTCGCCTTCTCGAACAACCGAAGTAGGGTCAAGAAATTTGTTAAGCAAAATTACAATTGATTGTTGAGAAATGGCGTCAATGGTGCTGGGGTCGTTTCTTGCAGCAACCATGATGTCATTAATTTTATTAATCGCTGACAATTCTTCACGCAACGGAGAAGTAATTGTTTCAAAATCGCCGCGCAATTTATCTTCGGCTCTCCAAACGGACGCTTCACTTGGGCCTTTATCAGCCTTATCGCGCACAACCACATCAGGACGCTTTGCCGCAGCAATGTCTCTTATGCGAGAAACTGCTCCGGGTATATCTTCCCATTGTTGCGTTTTAGGATTCCATTGCAATGTGTCTTGCGCGGCGGTTTTTGGAGCAGCAGTTGGCTGGTCGCGCATCTTCAAAACGCCAAAGTTGCCCGTGCGTTGATACTCCGCAAGGCTTTCCGGCGTAAAGTCGGCAGGACTAACTGCGCCAATCTCCGGCTGCTTCGGCTGCATCGATGCGTATTGCATCTGCCCAATTTGCTGCACAAGCGGGTTTTGGCTAGTCAGCATTCCCTCAAGGGCAAGGTTACGGCGTTTTTCAAGAAGTTGTTTGTCAGTAAAACTTGATTTGAACTCTGGATTGGCAAGCATTGCAGCCATGCGCTGCGGGTCGGTTTCTCGGCCCGTTGCAGTAAAGCGAGAAACGGCTGCTGGCATATAAACTTGGTCATCTTCCGGCTTACGCCCTAACTGTACCCGAGGGCCTTCCTGCGGAATCATCTTTAGGTTTGGAGCCTCCGTAGAAATGTCGGGATATCGCAATTGCCCGTCTACCAGTTCCGGCGTACCTATTTGCAATACTTGACCAAGATTCATCGTCTTGTCGAAATCTTCTCTTGGTCTAGTCAATGTGTTAAGGAAATCCCGCGCCTCTTGCGTTTGCGCTTTCATTGCACTTTCCTCTGCCTCATCTGCCTTACGGGCAGCACGGGCGGCGAGGAACGCTTGCAGACCCTGCACCAAGGGCGCTCCGCGAGGAATAGGGGCGTTCTGGATGTCCCCCGGCTGGTATGCCTGCTGCGCCAGAATCTCTGCCATACGGCGACGACGGCGTGCCTCGGAGGCTTGCCGCTGGTACTCGTCTGGGAGCGCAAAGGTTGAGACTGTTTTAACCGCCATATTCAAATCCTCCCCGGTCGGGGCCACCCTGCGGGTTGGTCATCCCCGGCGACTTCGGCATCTTCGGGTACTGGCGCAGGAACTGACGCGGCGCACGGTTGATGTCCGCAGCGTTCTGCGGGGGCGAATACTGCATATCACTCTGCGCCCCTGCGTTGTTGCTCACCTGCTGGCTTTGGCCCTGCATCTGGAGCATACGCGCCATGCGCTGACCGCGACCGCCGTTCATCATGGGGGGAGCGTTGAAGGTCTGGTAAGGGGTTCTCATTGCAGCATCCCGTAGTTGACCATTTTGTAACCTTCCGTCGGATGTGTAGTCACAGCCTCGGGTTTAACCTGCTCAACCTCGTCAGCCATTACGCCACGCTCTCGGCGGTCAAAAATGTTGTACTCGTAAACGCCGATGCCAAGCGGGTGAGTGCCGACGCGTACAATGTTGGATTTGAGGCGACGGTCAGAAGCAAAATAAGTTCCCGCAGCGCCTGCTAAATCGCCATACATGCCCATCTTGGCGTTATATGCAGCCGTCTGGTTGGCGTAGTTCTGTTGCGCGAAGTTACCCGCCGCTTGTTGCGCTCCGAAGATGGGAGCCGCTCCCACCTCTGCGCCTTGATAGGCTTGGAACTGCGGCATCTGTACCTGTGCGCCGCCCATGATGGCTGCGACCTCGTTAAGCGGGAGCGCCCGAAGCGCCAACTGCTCTTGCAACGCTGCCTGACGCTGGGCGTTCTGGAAGTTTGCCGCCGCCTGCGCTTGGTTGAAGCCCTGTGCTTGGAGCGCCGCTTGAGCCTGCGCCTGCTGCAATGCCGCCTGTTGGTTCTGGGCAAGCGAGGCGTTATACAGCCCAGCAATGTCCATTTCCTGCCCAAACTGCTGACCGGCAGCAGCGTTGTACGCACCCGCCGCGCCCAAGCCCTGTTGGAAGTTTTGCGCGATAGCACGGTTAGCCGCGTCTTGTGCGGCTTGTTGACTCTCAAACGAGGCTAACTGACCCTGCCGCCCAAACTCACCTGCCGCCATGCGCTGCTGGAAGTTCTGCTGCTGCGCTTGATTTGCCATTGCCTGCGCGGCTTGCGCCTGACCGAAGTTTTGCCCGATGGCCTGATTACTCGCAGCCTGATTCTGCATCGCCGCTTGGAACGCCGCCAATTGCGCCTCGTTGCCAAACTGACCGGCCTGCGCCCGTTGCCCAAACGCTTGCTGTTGCGCTTGGTTTGCAGCAGCCTGCCTAGCCAATTCGTTCTGGAAATTTTGCTGCGCTGCTGCGTTTTGCGCTGCGGTAGCCTGTTGACCCGCGCCAAACCCCGCCAAAGCCGCTTGGTTGGCAAAGCCGCCAAGGGTCTGTGCCTCACCTAACCCCTGCTGGCGTGCCGCCATATCAAGGCTAATGCCCTGTAGCGCGGCCTGCGTTCGGAGGTCGTTTTCCTGTTGTTGCTGCTCGGTGATGGCGGCGTTAAACGCCTCGCCACCACGCACCAGACCCTGATTGGCAAGTTGGGTTTCCAACTGCGCCCGTTGGCGCTGCAACTGCGGGTCGAGGCGCGACATGATGGCCTGCTGCGCCGTCATGCCAGCGTTTACCGGCATCGCGGCAAGTTGCGAGGTATCCAACTGCCCTTGCAGCCCCGGAGCCATAGGCCCGCCCTGCGCCATCGCAGCAGCCCCCGGTGCGCGGGCAACATCGCCCACGCCCGTCAGGTCATATTGGCCTCGAAGCGACGGAGCGCCCACGCCGCCCTGCGCCGCACCAAACGCGCCTCCGCTTGGCCCACCTGCTGCCATGCCCAACCCAGAAGCGTCGAACCCTTCGAGGTTTAACCCTTGTGGGCCACCCGCAGCCATTCCGTACTGTCCTGCCGTGGGGCCGAAGTTAACCGGCAGCGCCGACACATCAGAGCGTGCGCGACCCTGCAACTCGGGAAGGGTCGGCAGGTTGCCATAACCGCCAAATTGGAACTGCTGCGCCGGAAGCCCCTGCGGGGTGAAATCCGTGCCGTAAATTTTTTGCACATTCTCAATGGCCTTTTCACCAAGGCCGGAAAGCGCCAACTCCACCCGCTGCTGCGCCTTGAGGGTCGCCTGCGCCTCGGGGGTCAGGTACTGCTCAATCGTCGGGGTGTCCAAGTCCACCATCTCGGTGAACATCTCGCGGGTGGGCATTACATCGCCCATGTACTCCCCGCCGCCGTAGCCCTGATTAAACCGTTGCGTCTGTCCCGGCCCCATGCCGGACGCATCAAAGCGACCGCCGCCAATAAGCATCGCAGTAGGAACCTGCGCTCCGGTAGGGAGCGTGGTGAAGTCGGCTCGACCGCCCTGCGTGTATGCGCGGTCATCGCTTATTCCCAGAGCCTCGCGCCGCGCAGCAGGCATACCGTCGGCCTTTGATGCCGTAGGTTCGGGCGTAACGCCGAGGTCAACGCCGCCGCCATACATACCGCCACCGCCCATCTGCACGCCACCGCCGCCCGTTGTGGGCATGGCAGCACCGCCACCAACGCCAACGGTTGAGGGTGCGCCCTGCGGTGCGCCGGTAGCCGGTGCCTGCGGGTTACGCGCACGATAGTTAGCCATCGCCGCGTCATACGCAGCGCGGTTAAATTGCGGTCGCCCGTAGGTCACACGCTGACCACCAAGCGGGGTAATGACATTAGGGTTAGAAAGCCGCGCAGTAAGGCGTGCCGCCTCTAGGTTGGCAATGCCCTGTTGTTGCGCTGCACCTGCGTAATCAGGCGCTGGCGGCGGTGCCGGTGATTTTTTTCCCATAACGGTGTCCTAAATAACGACACGCCTCGCGTGTCATGGTCAGGAAAACAATATCACCGTCGGTGTCGGCATCCTTTAGACGCGCTTCCTCGGTGAAACCCATTTTACGCACAAGCCTGATGGCTTTCGCGTTTTTACTGCCCACGGGGGCGATGATTTTGTCAACCCCGCAAACATTGAAAGGATAGTCAAACATGGCGGCAAGGTAAGCCGGGGTTAAGTGTTCCAACGCTATGTGGCAAACCACGCTGCGCCCGTTCCAGTTCTCGTAAACCACGCCGCCGACAATGTTCTCTCCCTTACGCAATCCGATGGCGTTAGAGCGTTCAGCGTGATACCCGCCGCCCGTATGCCCACAGACCCATTCGCCCACCTCGGGGCCGCTTGTTATATGCCAGCCCATCCGAGTTGATACACCACATCAGTTGAGGCCCATTGAATCGCTAACTTGTTGCTGCTGCTCTGAAACTGTACTGACCCGCAGTAGCCAACGCCGGTAACGCCCTGCCAGTTGTTCTGAATCTCAAGGTCGGAACCCCACACAGCCGTATCCCACAACGCGCTGTCCCATAGGGCAGTCAGCGGAGTAGAAAACGATATCGGGGCAACATTGTCTGAAATGTTGAAATCGACATTGATGCCAACCCGCACAGACGGGGTGCCGTTGCTGAAAATGCTAGGCCGTGCGCGTGTAAAAATCTTCTTTACGCCGCGAGTCTCGAAGTAGTTAAAGGCTTGGAGAATCTTGCCGTTTATGTTGCTTGTGTCATCAATGTAGCCGGTGCTACCCGTCGTCCAAGCCTTTGCCACAAAGGTTGCAGCGCCAAAGTACGGCGTATCGTCAAGCAACCCAAAATGAAAAGCGTTCCAGTTTGTAAACCTGCACCACGCCTTCGTGATGTTGTTCATCACAAACTGCTCTTGTGCGCCTTCACGCACCGGAACATTGACGATTAGGGCGTTGTTCTTCGGGTTGTACAACATGCACCACCCGAAATTGTCTCTATACGCCGCAGCAGCCGCCGCAAACGCACCCTGTATCTTGTCCGATAGCGCGATGTTGGGGTCGAGCCGCGAGGACTGAAGCGCCGAGGCCATCGGAATCAGCCCGTCAAGCGTCAGCACCAAGAGGTCGCCGCCGTACTTCATCAGGGAGCGGGTGCCGATAGGCGCACCCACAATCCACACGCCAATCAGCGCCCATGTGGACGCAGATGAGGGGTCGGTGCCACGGTAGACGATTACCTCGCCCTTGTCGGTGACAAATACAAGGTTGTCATCCACGCCGTAACCAGCGTCAATTGTCCACGAGGCCATCGACACCAACACGCCGCCCAGACGCGCAATGGATGACAGGTCGAGAACCTGTGCCGCGCCGCCAACGCTAGAGGTCGGCAGGTACCATGCCTTCAGCGTGTTTTTCTCGATAAACCATACGCGATTCTTAAAGAGCGTCGGAGAGTTAAGCGTAGTGGTCGTAACGCCCGTAATGGCAGGCGAGGATGAACCCGTGATGCTTGTCCAAGTCGAGCCGTTGTAAAGATACGGCGTGTTGACACCGTTAGCGGCATACAGGTAGTTGCCACCTGCGGTCGTGACATTGGTGTATTCCCACTTGGAGTTGGTCAGTCCGCTGACCGCCGCCGCGCCAATAGCACCCGCAGATGTAGCGTTGTAGAACTTGCCATCTGACACCGCCCACAACTGGTCAGAGGTGCCGCCGCTGTAGGTCATCAGGGTTTCTACATCGTCGGGAAACCCCGTGGCGTGCTTCACATAGCCGCCGCGCAGGACAACATTGGATACGCCGGGGAAGT